CGTTCTGTGGCCACACGACCGTCGCCCACCCAGGCGAGCACAACCCCGCCCTGGACAGCTGTGCGCTGTGCCAGATCGCCGCCGCCGTCGACGAGCTGCGCGGCAACGTCCAGCTGGTCGCCGCCGCCGTCGACGTCGAGCTGCCCGACGTCGCCCAGCTCGCCCAGGAAGCCGCCGCCCTCCAGCTCGCCCAGGCGCCCGAGTACGACCAGGTCCAGCGATGAGCGACACGCTGGGTGTCGCGCTGCCCACCGAGAAGCGCACGGGCGGGCCCGTTTACCAGGGCGTCTGCGCGTCGATCCGCACCCTGGCCGAGCTGAACGCCGACGCCGACGCAGACGCGCCCTACGCGACCCCGAGGAAGGCAGCCAAGCCTGGCGCCGCCTGGCTCGCCCGGTTCGCTGGCACGATCGCCCAGGCCCGCTCGATCGCTGGGTCGATCGACCGAGAGTCGGGCCATGAGCCCCGCTCGCGCCAGGCGTCGGGCGTGTCCCTGGCTGCGCTGCACGAACGCCTGGACGCGCTGCTGCTGCGCCTGGACCCCGAGGACCTGTCGAGCGCGGCGCCCACGCCCGCCCTGGACACGCTCACGGCAAGCTGGGGTCAGCCGAGCTACACGACGCCGCCCGAGGACCGCGTCCCATGAGTCCCAAGATGGGCCCCGGCGCCGAGCCCCGCGAGCACACCAGGCGCAACTACAGCCGCCCGACCTACGGTCCCCAGGTCGGGCAGCTGGGCCTGGCCAAGTCGGGCAAACCCCACATGCCGTGGCAGTCGCTCGCCACCGAGGTCGCCCTAGAGGTCGACACGGACACGGGGCTGCTGTGGTACGACACCGTCGTCGTCACGGTCCAGCGCCAGGCTGGCAAAACCAAGCTGATCGGCGACGTCGCCGACCATTGCTGTATGACGACCCCCAGGGCCCGAACCTGGTTCACCCAGCAGACGGGCAAGCACGCCAGCACCTGGATGCGTGAGGAACATTTCCAGGCCCTGGCCGACGCCGAGCAGCTGCTGGGCCCCGAGGGCTCGCCTGGCTGCGCGTACAAGCTGAACCGTCGAGCTGGAACCGAGGGCGTCCAGTGGAAGCGCACCCGCTCGACGTGCTACGCCTTCCCGCCGAACCCCGCCGCCATGCACTCCAAGCAGTCAGACAAGACGTTCGTCGACGAGGCGTGGTATTTCAGCCAGGAGCAGGGCCAGGAGCTGCGCCAGGCGATCCGTGCGACGTTCAACACCAGGCCAGGCGCTCAGCTCTGGATCGTGTCCGCAGCTGGGCACGCTGGCAGCGCCTACCTGGACGAGTACCTGGCACGGGCCCGCCTGGCTGTCCACGACCCCAACAGCCGCGTCTGTTTCATCGACTACGGGATCGCCGACGACGAGGACCCCGAGGACTTCGACGCGATCCTGCGAGCCCACCCAGCGCACGGCTACACGATCAATCGCCAGGCGATCGCCGCCGCCCGCGAGGATTTCAAGAAGGACCCGGCTGGCTGGGCTCGCGCCTACGGCAACCGTCCGACCAGGGCCCGCGACAGCGTCTGGCCCGAGGCGCTGTGGACCGAGCTGGGCCAGGGCGCGATCGAGCCGCCCGACCGGATCGGCTACGCCTTCGACGTGACGCCCCTGGGCGACGCCTGCGCTGTCAGCTCAGCCTGGCGCGACGGCGACCTGGCGACCGTCGACCACGTCGACAGCCCGCCCGTCCGCGAGCTGCCCGAGCTGCTGATCGCCCTGGCGCACAAGCGAGGCGTGCCGATCGACTATGACCCCAGGTCAGTCGCCGCCCTGTCCGTCGTCGACGCCGTCGCCCAGCTCGTCGAGCGCGACAACCTGCGCCCGGTCGAGCTGCGAGCTGTCCCACAGAACGCCTACGCCGCCGCCTGCGTCGAGCTGTCGCGCCTGGTCTTCGCCCGCCAGCTCGTCCACTTCCACCAGGACGAGCTGACCCAGGCCCAGGCCAACGCGACCAAATCGCCGTATGCAGACGGCGGGTTCGGCTGGGCCCGCAAGACGTCCAGCGGGTCGATCGCCGCCCTGGTCGCCGCGACCCTGGCGATCCGCGCATTCGACACGCTGCCAGCTGCGCCCCGTAAGCCTGTCGTCTCGGGCGGGCGCCGCCGCTGACCGCAAGATTTCCTGTCTCGAGCCCCGCCGGCCGACCCCCAAACCGCAAGATTTCCTGTTTGGGGGTCGGTCTGTCCATTTCCACAGCATGTGTCCAGGAACGTCAGTCAGGGCCTTAACGGTCCCGGTAGGGCATCCATGATTGACCCGTGGCCAGCAACATGATCCGCACCGACACCAGCGCCGTCTCGTCCCTCGCCGTCTGCGACCGCGAGCAGGGTGGCTGTGGCTGGCGATCGCCCGTCGCCAGGACCCGCGAGAAGGCCCTGGCCTGGGCGGCGATCCACCGAGCCGAGCAGCACACCGACAAGACGAAGGCGGCGCGTAAGCCATGAGCTGGCTCTCACGTTTTGAGTCCTGGGTCCAGGCCCCCGGCGACCTGTCCGTCGCGTTCGCCGCTGGCGAGCTGCCCGAGACGCCGACCCGCCCAGCTGTCCCCGCCATTTCGACGTACCGGGCCCAGGCCGTCGCCAAGGACGTCGCCATGAGCATTCCCGCTATGCGTCGCGCCAGGGCTGCGCTGCTGACGATCGCCACCTTTCGCCTGGTGGCGATCGACCGCCTGGGCCAGCAGCTCGTCGACGCCGACCCCAGGTCGAGCTGGCTGGCCCAGCCCGAGCCTGGCCGTACCAGCTTCGCCACCCTGGCGTACCTGATCGACGACGGGCTGTGGCACGACAAGGCCGTCATACGGGCGACCCGCACGATCTACGGGACCGTGGCCTACGTCGAGCGCGTCCACCCGTCGCGCTGGCAGCCGATCTACCAGGGCAACGACCCCGACACCGTCGCCAGCTGGGTCGTCGACGGACGGACGTACACGCCTGGCCAGTTCGCTGACGCTGGGTTCCTGGCGTTCGACTTCGCTGGCCTGGGCGGGCTGCGCCGTCTCGGGTTCCCGCTGCTGTCGCTGTACGGCGACCTCCAGGCCGCAGCTGGCCGCTACGCCAGGGCGCCGCACCCGCACGCCATCCTGATCAATCACGGCAAGGACCTGGACCGCGAGGAAATCGACGCGCTGCTGGACGAGTGGGAGTGGGCCCGCGAGAACCGTGGCGTCGGCTACACGAACGACGCCCTGGAATACAAGGCCCAGGGCTGGAACCCCAAGGACCTACAGCTGACCGAGGCCCGCGAGCACGCCGCCCTGGAGGTCGCCCGACTGCTGGCCCTGCCTGCGTTCTGCGTCGACGCGACGGGCGGCGACAGCATGACCTACGCCAACGTGATCGACCGCCGCAAGGACAAGGTCGAGGCGATCCGGCCCTGGTCCACCGTGATCGAACAGACGCTGTCGCTCGACGACCGCCGCGCCGCCGTGACCAAGGGCGCCCTACTGCCGCGTGGCGTCCGTGCGCTACTCGACCCAGCCGACTACCTGCGCGCCGACGCCCAGGACCGCATGGCCGTCTGGAGCGAGGGGCTGCGCCTGGGCATCCTCCAGCTCGACGACGTGATCGCCCAGGAACCTCTCGCCAGGAAGGCAGGCACACCCGCATGACCCACCTAGTCACGATCGCCCCGGCCCAGCTCGACCAGGGCGCCCAGCTGTCCGCAGCTGCTGCGCCCGACGCCGAGCCTGGCGCCAAGTTCACCCGCATCCTCGGGACCGCCATGCCGATCGGCGCCCCGTCGAACCCGTCGAGCGACGGCTACCGCTACCAGTTCAGCAAGGGCCCCGCCAACGCTGACGAGCTGGTCGACGTCGTGATCGAGCACGACGAGTGGCTGGACCCGATCGGGCGCCTGGCCGAGCCGCTGACGCCCGCCGACGACGGCGCCCGCCTGGCAGCTGACGCCAGGATCTTCGACACCCAGGCGGGCCGTGACGCCCTGGTCCTGGCAGCCGAAGGCGTCAAGGGCGGGTTCAGCGTGTCGGCGTCTTTCGAGTCCTTCACCGAGGACGAGGACGGCGTCCGCCACGTCGACGACTGGCTGCTGCGTCACGTCGGCGTCGTCCGTCACCCTGCGTTTTCCGAGTCCCTTGGGCTCACACTCGCCGCGTCCGCCCAGGCCCCGGCATCACCCCAGGAAGGAAACACCATGCCCCCCGAGTCGCTGACGATCGAGCAGCTGCCCACCGTCGCCGAGCTGGCCGCCCAGGTCGCCGAGAAGCTGCGCGAGCAGGACACCGCCCCGGCACACCCGCTGGCCCAGTTCAGCACCGCCGCCGACTACTTCGCCGAGTTCCAGGCGTCGACCGCCGCCGAGCAGGGCGAGCTGTCCACGGCGTTCGCCGTGGGTATCCAGGTCACGGGCAACAACCCCGGCGTCATGGAGCCCACCTGGATCACGGATATCAAGGCCAACATCGACGCCCGACGCCCCGCGATCCAGGCGTTCGGCGGGCCGACCGGACTGCCCGACTCGGGCATGGACGTCAGCTGGCCGTACTTCGACGGCGACCTGGACGCCCTGATCGCCCAGCAGCTCGCCGAGCTCGACCAGCTGACGGGCGTGCGCATCGACATCAAGAAGGCGACCGAGCCGATCCTGACGGCTGGCGTCGCGTCGACCGTGTCCTGGCAGCTGATCCTGCGCAGCTCGCCCGCGTACATGGCTGCGCACCAGGCGATCACCCAGGCGGGCTGGGCCCGCTACACCGAGGCCGAGTTCGAGCTGGCCCTGGCCGCTGCTGGCGTCGAGGCCGTGGGCGCCCTCCCGGCGATCGCCGCCGACGCCAAGCCGACCGCGTACAAGCGCCAGCTGTTCGCCGCGTCCGCCGCCGTCGAGGACGCGACCGGCGCCCCCGCCAACGTCGTCCTGGTCAGCCCCGACGTGTTCCTGGAGCTGGGCGGCGCCGACCTGCCGAACCCGAACTACGGCAACGGCAACGGCGTCGGCACCGCCAACGCCGCGACCCTGGCGATCGACGTGGCTGGCATGGTCCACACGCGGGCCCCGTTCCTGCCCGCTGGGACCGTCGTGGTCAGCAACGACAAGGCAGCCAAGTTCGCCGAGTCGGGCCCGCTCGTCGCCACCCAGGAGCAGGTCCAGAAGCTCGGGACGGACGTCTCGACCTGGGGCATGTACGTCCCGGTCCAGACGTACTTCCCGGCTGGCGTCGTCCGCATGGACCGCGCCGCCTGATCCGCCCAGCTCGGGGGTCAGCTCTAGTCGAGCCGACCGTCCCACAGAACCCAGGCTGACCAACCTGGCCCCCGAGCTGGCGCCCTCCAGACAGGAAGATTTCCTGTCTCGAGCCCCGCCGGCCGACCCCCAAACCGCAAGATTTCCTGTCAGGAGACAGTCCCGTGACCGTATGGGTAACCGCCGCCCAGGCCGCTGACCCGACGTTCAGCCCCTGGGCCGACGCGACCAAGCTCGACCCCGAGCTGGTCGACCGGCTGCTGGTCGCCGCCCAGGCGGCGTGCGAGGCATACGCCCCGGCGACGACCGCCGACCCCGTCCCCGTGTCCTACCAGCTCGCCGTGATCTACCAGGCCCGCGAGCTGTACGCCGCCGCCAAGCGCGACGGCGACCTGGTCGTGACGGACGCCGCCTACCCGATCCGTGCCAGGCCGCTGACCGGCGCTGTCCAGTCGCTGCTGCGCCCCCAGCGTGGAAGGCCGCTGATCGGATGACCAGCCCAGTCCGCCAGATCATCGAGGACGCCCTACTCGCCACCGAGGCCCTGGGCGTCGACGTCGAGCCCTACGCCCGCCAGCTCGACGGGCTGACCAAGCCTGTCGTCATGGTGCGCCTGGACTCGATCGCCAAGGCGTCCGACGTCGGGCCTGGTCGCCGCAGCTACGGCGCGACGGTCCTGGTCGTCTCGCCCCTGACCGACGACGACGCAGCTGGCCAGGACGCCGTCGACCAGCTCGTCGAGGACGTGATCCACGCAATCGACCTGGCGCCGAAGATCACCTGGACGACCGCCCGTCGCGTCACCGTCGACGACACCTGGCCTGGCTGGGAAGTCGAGCTGAAACCCGTACCCACGAAGCACGAACCCAAGGAAGGCACACCATGACCGCCGTTACCGTCGAGCCGATCATCCTGTCCAACGTCGAGCTGAGCATCGGTGCGGACGACTACGCCGCCCACGTCTCCAGCGTCACCCTGACCCCGACGTACCCGACCGTGTCCTGGAAGGGCCTGGCGCCTGGCGCCGTCGTCAACAAGGCAGGGAAGGCCACCTGGACGCTGGCGCTCAACTTCGCCCAGGACTGGACCACGCCCACGTCCCTCGCCCGCTACCTGTTCGCCCACGACGGCGAGGTCAAGACGTTCACGTTCCAGCCCGAGGCTGGCACCGACGCCCCGACCTGGACCGTCGACGCCCAGTGCCTGGCGGGCGCGATCGGCGGCGCGATCGACACCGTGCCGACCGGCACCGTCACCCTGCCGTGCCAGGGCTCGCCCGTGCCCGACTGGGACAACGACCCGCTGACGCCGAACCCCGCCGAGTGATCGTGGACGGCGACCTGGGCGCCTTCGCCCGTTCCTGCAAGGACACGTCGCGCCAGCTGCGTCGGCTGCCAGCTGAGCTGCGCCGCGAGCTGTCCGCCCAGGTCCAGCCCCAGGTCGCCGTCCCCCTCGCCGAGAAGATCGCCAACGCCTGGACCGGCCCCTGGGCCGTGCCCCTGGCAGCTCAGACCAAGGCCCGCAAGCTCGCCGACCCGACCATCGTGGTCGGCGGCGCCAAGCGTGTCGTCTCGGGCGGCGCCAGCGCCCGACAGCTCGTCTACGGCGCCACGTTCGGCGGCGGGTCCAGGGTCAGCACGACCACCAGGCGCACCCGCAACGGTGGGCGCTCGACGAGCTACCGCCACCACTCCACCAGGCAGTTCCAGGGCAAGGGCCGAGACGACCTGTTCGGCACGATCCGGCGCGAGGGCGCCTGGGTCCTGGAGCAGTTCGCCAACATCGTCGACGACGTACTAGGGAAGGCAACCAATGGCTGACAAGGGCAGGGACCTAAAAGTCTCGATCCTGTCCGACGTCGACCAGTTCGACGCGACCAAGCCAGCTGACGACCTGGACCAGCTGGCCCAGGCGAGCGACACCGCCCAGCGGTCGCTCGACGACCTGGCCGACCAGGGCCGCAAGCTCGACGAGCTGGGCCGCGACGCCGACCAGGCCAGCCGCAAGCTCGACGGGCTGGGCAAGGATGCCAAGGGCTCAGCTGGCGACGTCGAGAAGCTCGGGCACGACGTCAAGGCGACCGCTGGCAAGGTAGACAGCGCGTTCGATCAGATCGCCAAGGCGTCCAAGTCAGCCAGCCGCGACGTCGACCACGAAATGGACAAGGCTGGCAAGGGCGTCGACGACTTCAAGGACGAGGCCAACAGCTCAGCCAAGGAAGCCGCCGCGAGCTTCACGGGATCGTTCGACGACGTCGCGTCCACGGTCCAGGAAATCGCCGCCAACGCCTTCGCTGGGTTCGGTCCCCTGGGCGCCGC